CAGTGATGACGGGAGTATCCCCCTTATTTCCTTTGAAGCACTTGCCGAAAGCAATGGTGAACTGCTCCGAGGAACTGTCGGACACATCGTCTATCTCCATACTGCGATTGGAGAAGGTCACCTCGAATGACAGGTCTATCGGAGATGCGGAACTTTCCTCTACGGTGAGAGAATTGTTCTCGAACTCTACATCGAAGCTCAGGTCGCTCATCGGTATATCTCTTTACGAATGTCCTCATTGCCGACTACCTTGTCGCCGGATTGCGTTCTTGCAATAAAACGGAAGTACACCGTTCTTGGCAGTCCACTGGTATCGATCCTGCAGATGTATTTGTTAGTCTGCTGATCAACAGCCATTGTAATTTCCCGTATCAGTATGCGATCTGGAGTGAGGATCTGGCATAGCACGGTGTATGCAGTAGTCCCCACATTGTTTTCCTTGAGAGCGCCTACGAGAGCAAGGGGTTCTCCATCAAATATCTTATTTGCCATGACTTCCCTCGTCTATACTCTCATTAGTCTCACTACTACTGGATGGGGAGAACGTGATTTGTGTCTTCTCATTTTTCAATTTCTTTTTGTTTTCCATATTATTCATACTTGTTAAAACATTGTTCTAATATTGTTTGAACGGCCATTAAATACTATCCGGTACCTATACTGACATGTTTCTCGTCTGGATGATGGTGACGGTGACGGTCTCCGAACCGCAGGTAAAGGTGAGTGTTCCACTTCTTATTGTGTGTCCAGTATTCTCGTCAACAAAAAAAGCAACCTGTACTGAGCCCTCTTCACTTCCACCGTGGAGCCAATCCTTATTAGGCGTTGCCGTCCATGCACCCTGCGCAACGATTGTGTACAGAATACTTTGTTCACGATAATCGATTGTCTTGGATGTCGGGGTTACGGTGAAGGTGATGGGCACGATGGCTGCTTCCTGCGTGAGAGTGATGACCTGAGAGAGCTCGTGCGCTCCCCAATGCAGGGTGAGGTTTGCCACCCTCGTTGAGCTGCCCGTGTTCTTCGTGACATGCACCCTTGTCTTCGAGTCCCAAAAGGTGTAGCCTGTACCGATGAGCGAGAGTTCGGAGTTGCCCGCTACGGTGACGGTATCCGTTGATCCGCTCGTGTAGGTATTGTCCGTGATGTGCAGCGCACGCGTGATGTCTATGGTCTGCTCCATCGCGCTGACAGTCGTGGATTCCACCTCGAGGCTGACGCGATACGTGCTGCCGGTGATGGCGTTGGTCGCGTCGAACATATAAGCCGAAGTCTTGACGGTAGGAGAGGACGCATTGTAGAACTCATACGACACTGTGTCTGTTGTGGCCCGCTTGAGCATGTTCTGGTGCGTCAAGTCGAAGTACTTGCCACTTTGGGATGCTGTGAAATACGTGTCATCACCGGCCGTAAGGTTGTAACCCCAGCTGTCGGTGACGCGGTCAACGGTAGGATCACCCACTTGCGCGCCATCTGACGTCCAATACCTCACCGTCACGACCTCGTGGTATGCGTCTATCTCATACCGGGCTGCTCCACCGCTTGCGCTGATGGTGTTGCTTACCACCTGAGCGACTGAAACGAAGTAGCCCCGTACGGTAGGCGAGCCTGAGTACTGGCTGTCGGGCTCCTGCTCAATGATGAGGTCGGCCGACAGAGTGCTCTCGATGAGGGCATAGCAGACGATGCTCCTCGGATCAAGTGTGTGCTTGTTGTCTCCTATGCTCGTTATTGTCTTAATAACGCCGCTATATGCTTGCGATGTACGCAGGCTTCCGTTGACATAGATAGATATACGGCCTTCCTCGTCCGTGTCGGAACTGGTCTCGCCCGACGTCCATGTAAGCGTGTAATAGTTCGTGAGATAAGGGATGACAGATATTGAAGTAGTCGTACATGCAATAGGGCTCGTACGTGCGTCCAGAGTGAGCGTCCTGCGTGTGAGAGTGGGCGTGGCGGAGTTCGCTCCGTACGCGACTGACACGGTGCCTGCCGAAGTGATCGTCACACCGTTCACAACGTACGACGCCTTCATCATGGTCGTGCCTGCCGTCACTGCGGTAGTGCCGTAGCCGGTCTTGTTCCACTTGACGAAGCCACTCTCTATGACGATGTAGTCGCACGACTGATGGTTGACCGGAGTGCAGCGCACCGTCTCGCTGCTGATGATCTCACCGTCCACGAGTGTGTTGAGGGTGGCGTTGATATATGCGCTGTTGCCCTTGGTGGGAAGCAGGTAAGAGTTACGGGTGTAGTACACCGTCAAGTTGGTCAGGGTGTAGGTGTACACGGGCGGCCACACCACGTTGCCGCTTATCTTAGCCTCCTCGAGCTCAAGGTCGACACCGTCGACGTTCAGCCTCGCGCCCTCCAGTTTGGAAAGATGGAATATCATTCGGCGGGGAATTTAAGATAAAGCCATCCGTCCTCCTCCACCTGCGGATATGAGCCTATGCAGACAGCTATGCCCTTGATGTGGACCACTGCTCCGTCATGCACTATGGCGTTGGGTGTGCCACCGCCGCCCTGTATGACGACGGTGTTGCCCGTTGCCTGCTCCTGAGATGTCAGCCCTCTCAGCTTCTCGCTCCTCGGCGCGGCCTTGCGCCGCAGAGTTCCCGATGTATAAGTCTTACTCATCTACGTATTCATCTTGCGCCAATTCGATGGCAGTTATCTCACTTTCGGATGCCCGCACGTTCTGTACATCACCGGAGAGGAGCATCACCTTCCCCATAAGGTTCGCGTCGGTCAGCAGCTGCACGCCTCCGTCAATTATCTCGGTGACGCCTGCCAGGGTGTTCATCCGGTCAGCGTGCTGACTTAACAGAGTACCTATGAGGAGCTGCTCCGGGCAAGCGGTGCGGCCCTGACGCGTCAAGGTCGTGACAGGCTCCTGCGTGGAGGCCACGAACAGCAGACCGCGCGCTGTGGGGACCACGCTGCTCATGGTGCCGCAGACCGTGTCGATGCTGAGCTCTTCCTCTGCGTCCGCATTGACCTCACCCGAGTACTCGATGTCGTCGGTGTCGGGCTCGTCATTGGTTATGCTTGACTTAACGAGGGACATGTCTATGCCACCGAACACGCACCAGCGCAGGTAGTTGATCCATAATGACAGAGCGGCCCAGCCGGAGCTATGCCATCCCCACATCTCGATGCCCGCGCACACCTTGACCTCGATGTATCCACCCTGCGCCGGGTACGGCATGTACTGGCCGTCATCTGCTGCCTCCAATGGTGCGGAGAGAGATGCTGCGTTCAGAGATACGGCCTGGCGGCATCCGCGCAGTCCACCCGAGTAGGTCTCGCCCCATTCGTAGTACGTGAGATATGCACTACCCACGGCTGCCGCACCGATCTCCCAGGTGCCCGTGGTGTTGGCAAACGTGGCCACCTCAGTGGACCCGGAGCCTATCACATCACTGTTGGTATAGTGGGCAATGACAGTGCCCGCCTCATTGTACAACTGTATGAGCACCGGCACGCGCATGATGCGGTATGCCGCGAGGCTGTCGTAGTTGCTCTGCTCGTTATAGTCTCCGGCATCCTCGAACGGGTTGTACCTCGCGTCCACGAGGGCCTTGAGGTTGAGACGGAGGCGGTACTTGGATGCCTGGTTCGTCGAGAGCTTCGGCAGGAAGGTCTTCTTGCCTGTCAGCATCTCGAAGCTCGTGGACGGCGATAGGTACCCCTTACAGACTGCACTTGACCTCTGGACGTGGCCCACGTAATAGAACAGCGCGACTCCCTCCATCTCGGAGCCGCCAAGCAGAGGCTCGGTGTGAAAGTACTTGCAGGCATTGCCCTTCGACGCAATGCCCTTCGCCTCGGTGCCACTGACGAAGATCGTGAAGGACACGTTGTCGTTATACACACCGGAGATGTTCTTATAGTTGGCGTGGAAGGTGTAGCACTCCACGCCCAGAGTGGAGGTCGGGTCATCAGTAGTATAGTTCGTGAGGTCGGGAGAGTACGCTCCTGTGTATTTGAACTCGGGGAACGGGTCGGCATCGCCATACGGGGAGAACGTGACGGTGATGTTGTTATATACCTTGTCCATGCCGAGGGTCTGACCGGTGGAAGCCCACACGATCTGTCGCGTCGTGCCGTAGTTGTAGAGCGCGTTGAGGTCGAATATGTATATATTCCCTGCCCTCTGTATCATGCGCAACGCAAGAGGACGGAGAACACCCTGCACGACGTCATAGAGCGTCATGGGCTTGTCCTCCTCATCGTAGAAGTTGTCACTCCGTACAGCGAGTGTAGAAAGCTGTATCTGCGTTCCGTTCAGGGCTGTGCTGATGAGCGTCTGGTTGAGCGATGTGTAATTCACTTTGCTTCTCGTAAGCGCGTCACTCAGGACGGCCGCAAGGGTCTTCAGCCCCGTGAGGTTGTACTTCAGCCGCTTGAGAATGCCGAAGTCGGAGAAGTTCAGCGTCACCTCATAATTGGCCGAACGGTCATAAGGCTCCTCGCTGTGCTCCGGGTCCAAACAACCCGACCAGTACTGCACGTCGTCCTTCAGCACGTCAAGGCGTATCTGCCCGGGCCTGATGGAGTACAGGTCAAGGAACTTGCGGTCGGAGGGCGAGAGCAGCCGAAGTGTGGCGGAGCTTCCGCAGATCACCTCGGACTTGCTCGCCGCCTTCCACTCTATCTCCAAGGGATTATCATACGAAAAGCACTCGGAGATGTCCTCCACCGTGTAGGCGGAGGTGTTCTCCTGGAATATGCGGACCGTCCATTTGCTGTCGTTGAAGGCCACGAACGAGCCTTCATATCTTTTGTACATTGCCATGCTATGACCTCCTTCTTATGCTGCCTTCCATCTCAAGTACTGCGTACAGGTCGCGACCTCTCGCCTTTAGCTCGACGGTCTTCGGGGATGAGCCGCCGTTCCCGTCATAGAGCATGCCGCGCAGCTTGTCCAAAGGTGCCACGACCTCGGGGTTGTTGCTCGCACCGGAGTACTCGCCAAAGAGACCGAGTGTAGGGCCGAAGGCGATACCTCCGTCCGCGAACTTAGGGATGCTCGATATGCTCGAGAGGATAGCAGTAAGCACCGTCGCGGCTGCGGTGACTGCGAGAGCAGGACCGACATACGGAATATCAGCCATTGCAGCTGCTGAACCGGCAATAGCATCCGCGGTATCCACCTCTGTCTTCTTGCTTTGGGCCGTCGTCAGTGACACGATGGCGGGGATTGCGGAAGCGATAGCCTTGACAAGGTTCGCACTCCAGGAAAGCCATGAGCTCGCGGAGTCGCTGACCACACCAGACAGACCGCCCATCACGTCCGCCATCGCGGACAAAGCTCCGGTGGTGCTGTCGATGTCACTGGTGTCGCTCAATGATTTCGACAGTTTCGTGTCAATCTCATCCAGATTTGAATCGAGCATCTCCTGCAGTTCCGGAATTGCTCCTCCGGATGATTCTCCGAGCCTTTCTATCGCGAGGATAGACTTGTCTATGACGGAGGGAAGGACGCCCCAATAAATCATCATGGCATTGACGGCGCTTTCTGCAGACATCTCGCATTCCTTCGTCTCTGCCTCCAAAGCTTTTATAACTTCTATTTCTTCTCTGACAGGTGTGAGATCTACGCCTGTATTATTCTTGGCTCTTGACTTTGAACCGCTAGCGGATGAGGACGACAGCCCGTATGTGGATTCAAGCAAGTCTTTCCTCGCTTTCATCTGTTTGAGCACTTCTGCTTCCGCCTTCGCTTCTGCCTCATTTGCACCTGCAAGCCCTCTTAGCTTGCTCTCTTGTGTTTGTATAGCACGTGTCAAAGACTCCAGGTTCATTTTCCTCCAGCCGACCGCTTCAGCACCGGCGGTGTCAGAGTCCGTTAGTTCGTCCGATGCAGCGGCGGCATTTGCCATAGCGGTCTGATATTCCTCGTTCAGTTTGTTCAGTTCCGCCTGTACCTGCTGCCCTTGCTTCTTGAGTTCCTTGTATCTGAGGCTTTCCCTGCTACCTCCGGGCGCGAAGGAGATGCCCTTGTCGGTTCCTTGGGCTCTCATGTCCCTCATTTCGGACAGTATTTCCTCAAGACGCGCTTTCTTCTCTTCCGCCTGCACGGATAATTCTATCGCCTGTGCCTCGTATCCGAGCTGTTTGGAATAGACAGCAGATTTGTTCTTAAGTATCTCATACCATTCAGCAGCTGTGTTGTAGTATCCGAACGCCTTGCCATACGTGTTGTTGAGATACTCTACTTTCTCGGCGGTCTGTTGCTTGTTTTTTATCAGGCCTTCAAGTTCTACGGTCTCTGCGGCCAGTTCAAGCCTCGTATTCTTTGCCGTACTCTGGAAAGCGTCCTGGGAAGCGGACATGGTATCCAACGACTCTGATGCTCCGTTTCCGTTCGAAATCAGCCGGCTCAAAAGTTCAATCAGTCCGTATATAGCAAGCGAGAGCCCCATGGTGATGGCGGCTTCCGTCGCAATGATTTCCGCCTTAAGCGCACCGGTCGCAACCTTTGCCTCCATGGTGGAGATTCCCAGCATCTTTGCAGCAGCTGCCTGCAGTTTCATAGCTGCGGCATTGGACATCCCAGCCACTTTGGTCGCTACCATTGATCCGGATAGCGATTTGAATGCAGCCGCTAATTTGGCTATCCCTGCTGCACTGATCACAAGGGAGGACATGGCATTCAAAAATGGCATGGTACCTGATACGACAGATCCCAAAGCTTCCTTCACTTTTCCAAGCCTATTCTCCAGCTGAATCAGTTTCCCGGCATCCGTGCGCCCCAGAGCCTCATTCATCCCTCCCACGGATTCGGTGACAACATCGACCAGCACCGCCGCCCTTTCGGCTTCATCTCCATAAAGGAGAATCTCCTTCTGGGCTTCGTTGAACTTATAGCCATAACGGCTGAGGGCTTCCGTCTGCCCGTTCATGACCTTTCCGAGCATGGTGGCTATCTGGGTGACGCTTTCGGCGCTTGCTCCCACTCCGTACTGCTGCGCGGCCATGTCGTTCATGACCGGGATTATCGCCTTCAGGGAATCCGAAAGTTCAAGGTATGTGGCCAACTCCTGCGCACCAGCCATCTGGGCATCGGCGGCGACTACTCCATATTTTTCGTATTCGTCGCACAACGCCTCTATGCTTCTCGCCTCCTCTTCCGTTGCGCCCATGGTATTGGACATTGCAGTGGCCAGTTTGGTAAAAACTTCCTGCTGCCTGCCATACTCCTCGGCAAGCTCTCCGAGGACATCCTTCAACGAACCGAAAGCAGATTGAATCCCATCAATAACCTGAGTGGTTGCCGCCCAGTTGACAAGGTCATTGTTGAGCTCCTTGGCCTGCCTTTTCACGCCGTCAATGGCCCTTCCAAGTTCATCTGCGTCTGCAGTGACCGTCTTGAAAGTGCCGGAGTCATCAATCTGTATTCGAAATGATACTTTGTTTCCCATTTTTACTATATTTGCATCATGTGGAAAGCATTACTAGATTATTTTGAGCTTTTGGGGCCGTATAATACGGTCAGTTTGATTATTCTTACTGGCTTTATCATTTATGGCCTGATTGCTTTTCTGTACGAGCTCCATATAAATCCCACATTGGCCCCCAGAAGGGACCGGATTCGTTAGCCGTCCTTTTTTGTCCGCCTCTGCTTTTCCCTCTCCATCACAAGCTTCTCGAACATCTCCCTGCTACTGGTCCCCGCCTGAGCATCACAATCTTTCTCTTTATCCCAATCAAAAATCAAGATGTCTGTCATCTTGAGTGGTTTCTTGCAGTACGGTTGCAGGGCAGCAATTGCAAATGTCCTTGTCTGGTCCCATCCGGTCCGGTAGTCAGCCTCAGCTTTCTTTCCCCACTGCTCCGCTATCGCTGTAAATTGCGAAGGGGTGCATGAGCAGAAATCGCCGTAGCTCATCCCCACACACCCCATCGCGAATCCAAGAAGGGCCTCTATTTTTTCAGACTCTCCTGACTTTTTTTTTGACCATCGCCGGGCTTCTCCATTTCATCCTTGTAGAATTCAGCAATCTTGTCAGGTTCTATGCTGTCAGCAAACTCCATGACGCTCATACCGAATTCCACCTTCTCCTTTGCGCAAGCACTGGCAATGCAGCACCACAGGAATACCACGAGTTCTGACAGGCTCCCGGAAGAGAGTTCCGACACTTCTCGGCCCGTCTGCTCCTTGAACCGGAGCATTGCGCCCATGGTGATAAGGCAGGGGTACTCTTTCCCTTCTATACTGATGGATTTCATTTTTAAGATACGTCGTGGTCAAGGTGGGTAGTGTCGACGGTTACTGCCCCGTCATTGTCGAAGGTCGCATCGTACGTTGCGTCGTCACCGGCTCCTGCCGTATGGTCAAGTGAAGTAATCACGAAATTTCCGCTGCAGTAAGCCTCTGGAGCATCGCTAGTTGTGGATGTCTTCCTTTCCATTAACTCCAATGAAACAGGTGCCCCAGCATTCCATTTTGCAAGAAGGTCCTTGAACCCCGCCTCAGTGTCGGCATAAAAATGAAGCCCGCTGCACTTCACCTGGACAGATAGTCCGGAGATGCGCTTATTCTTGTAGAGCCCGGCGTTTGACTGAGCCACGCTGGCCGCAGCCTTCACGGCAACGTCCTTCGTTTCGGTCGAGAATGTTGCGCTGTGGGTAGTGCAATGGCCAATCGCTTTTCGAGTCTGCTGCTGGCCCGATCCTTCAACTATGTACAGGAGAAGGTCTCCTCCCTGCACGTATCCTGATTGTTGTCCCATATTGTTAGTTGTTTAATAATTGTTTGAATATCGTTTGAATCCCGTTCGTCCGCAGTTTGATGACAATTCTGACAATCCAAATCGCAACCGTCACCAGCATTGCAAAGCCGAGCCACACGAGCACTTTCTGCCACCATGAAAGCACATTGACTTCCTTGTCAACATACACCTTTCTCTCTACAATCTGTGTTACAGTTTCCTCCTTGTGGCGTTCTTTCAACTTCATGTATATTCCCATAGAATCGACCACGGCCTTTGCCGCAATCGTGCTGTCATTCACAACCTGAAGGGACAACTGTACTCTCTGTGACGGACGTGCCGTTTCCACGCGCTTGATGACTAGGCCCCCGGTCTCCCCGATGGAGACTACAGCCCGCAGAAGGGCGGAATCGGGCTCTATATGCACGAGCGTATCAATAATCCTATCAGAAATCACCACCTCGCGGCTCGGGTACAGTCTGGGAC